CTGTCTAAGTCTGTACCAATCAGTATTATTGTAGGCTTCATCATGCAGTTTGCTGGTTTTGTTTGGTGGACTTCCCAGCTTGACTCTCGGGTAGAAGTCAATACAAGTGAGATTATACGTTTGGAAGTCCGTACAGACAAGCTGGAAGAGATTGTACAGTCTCAGGCAGTGACACTTGGTCGTATGGATGAAAACATTAAAAGCATCCGTGTGATCCTAGAAGGTATGGCTCGTCAGAAATGAAGACCTACAAGAGAGAATTGGCTGTCCTACTAATATTATGGTTAGTCTACATCGTAGAGGTGAAAGATGTCGCAATCATTGAAATCTTGGTTTGGCCAGTATTCTCTTTTGCTGCTGCTGCTTTTGGCTTTGACCAGTACAGTAAGTTGCAGCAAGCTACCAAGTCCTCTAACCGGGGGAACCAACGTAGCAGCCAACGTACAGGCGGGGAAGACAAATACCCAGACCTTGGGGACGACAAATAATGTAGCCCCTACAGTCTCTGTAAGGCCCAATGCTAGGGTAGACAGAATAGATCAGTCTAGCACCACATCTAAGGTCAATACAGACGCTGTGAACACTATTGTAGTGAATGAGATACCAGTGTGGTTGGTATTGTTGTTTGGCCTACTCTGTGGGTTCCTGATACCATCACCGCAAGAGATTATAAGAAGCATCGTCGGTTTATTTAGACGTAGATGACATTATAGATAAACTTAAGCCCCTGACTCCTTAGCTGGAATCAGGGGCTTTTCTTTTGTCTAAGCGTCAGTTTTCCACTGGACGCATTGATAGTCTTTTACGAACATTCCTTGTTGTTCAACTACCATGATGCCACCACCAATGGCTTGCATACACATTTCCTCGTCGGGGAATAGCATAGGCGCCATGAAGGTTCGGCAGTCAGTAAAGTTAATATTACAAGCTAGTATTAAGGCGGTGAACATCCACGTTCCTCCTGAACCTGCACCAGAAGATTTAAGTACCACTGAGCTTTGTGGAGGTCTTCAAGCCCATTCTTGTATCGCCAACGGTGCAGATACTTGGCGATATTCCCACGTAGGTAGCCTACAAACTCGTCGTGTGTCAGGAAGTCTTGGATGTATTCGATACACTCAATCTTACCTTGACCGTAGTGTGCAGGATGGTTTACGTTATCCATGCTTTTTATCTTTTTTGGTGTGTAATCCATTAGACCCCCTCTTTCATAAAAGCTACAATCCATTGTTTACACAGATCACTACGAACAATATCATCTGCTGTAAACTCTACTACAGGCACAGGGATCATATGTTTCTTGGCCATGTGGATAGCCTTTGCCAACCCAGATTGTTCTTGTAGGTCAGACTGCTGAATATCCCCGTTCAGGATTACCTTACAGTTTTGACCAATGCGGGTCAAGAACATCTTCATTTCATGCTGCGTGACGTTCTGGGCTTCATCTAGGATAACAAAGGCATCTTGGAAACTACGACCCCTCATAGTCTCGAAGGGTGCAATCTCAATGTTACCGTTCTTAATCCCAGTCTCTACAGCACCCTTACCTAGGTGCCAATGAAGAACCTCTAGGACAGGCATAACCCAAGGCATCATCTTTTCTTCTAGTGTGCCAGGAAAATAGCCAATAGACTTACCAGCGGCTACGTTAGGTCTTGTGATGATGATCTTGTCGATCTGTTTCTGTTGATACAAGGACGAGGCAAAGGTAGCTGCAATATAAGTCTTACCAGTACCTGCTGGGCCAAGTACGATAATCTGGTCAAACTCTATGATAGATTTAACGTACCCTGCTTGATTAGGCGTCTTAGGTACTACCTCAATGGGTGGCTTACCCTCAGCACCTTTGTATGTAGTCTTCCTGCGGGATTTCTTTACTGGTTCCATTAGCCCTGACCACGACTAGGTTTAAATGACCGCTTCTTAGATTTATTCATAGAACTTAGTTTAGTCCTAGACTTGGTAGCTGATTGGGAAGTCTTTTTTGGGTGTGGTGTAGGTTTCCATGCGGTCCCAAGAATCTTTGCCATTACAGTGGCCCTTCTACTAGCAGTTCCTTAAGCTCTGTGTATCCCCCTATATGGATACCACCAGAGTTCCAAATTTGTGGTACAGTTTTAATCTCGGCCTTACGTAAGAGATCAAGCACCCACTTACTTTCTTTGTCTTGTATGTTGTATTCTACATACTCACGGCCAGAACCTTTAAGCAGTGCCTTAGCTGCATCACAGAAGTTACATTGGTTTCGGGTTACGATAACGTACATATTTCCTCCGTGGGGTAGGAAGGGGCCTAAGCCCCCGCCAGTTACGTTAAGTCCACAATCTCACAAGAATCACCACTACAAGCAAAGGTCTGACTGGATTTAGTCATATCCTCACTTTCGTACTCTGACAGCTTTGCCCAGTCGATCTTGGCAGGCATAAGTGCCGAGAGGCTTTCATAACTATGGAGAATGATTTTGTCCTCATAATTATAGACAGGCACTTCCTTGTCAATTTCTTGATAGGGGGCCTGCTGGTATGTGTGTTCGTTGTATGGCAAGAACGATACCCCAGACATTTCATCAAAGTGTTCGTAAACAAAGGCACCAACATTAAACCACTCATCCTTCTTGACGTTAATTGTCACGGAAGGCTTATGCTCACACCAGTGTCGTTGATATGCCAACCACATCTCTAGTTGTTCAATAGCAGTCAAGTCCTCTGTAACGACAGCACCCTCTGGTGATTTCATCGGGAATGAGAACACAACGGTTGAGTCAGGCTTCATTACACAGGGTTCACTTGGGATACCTTGGTCCTTCATAAACTGTGTCAGCGGGTCTTTGATGTCTCCACGTACAGTGCGGATATAGTAGTGGCTATGACGAGCATGGATACCAGAGGCAGAATCAACCAACTGGCTAACAGTCCCACTGGGCTTGACACAGGTAATAGCTGCACTAACAGGAATGCCAAGACGATTAGCCCATTTAGTATTAGTAGCAATCGCAACATTTTTCAGGTGCCCTAATGTTTTATCTAGTGCTGCATTCTTTGTAGTTAGCAGCGGGTTATCCATGATGCCAGTCAGTGACACCCCCAGCAAGCGTTCCTCTTCTGTGTTCCGTTGCCACACCTTCCGCAGGTACGGGAAGTGAGTATAGGTGGACTGGATAGTTCCCAGAATAGTTGCCAACTCGACTTTTCGAGATAGAGTGTCAATATTGTCTGTAGCCCGGACGACAACCTCAGTAAGATTGCAGAACTGATACGGACGAAGAATAATTTCGCTGCAGGGGTTAGTCCCAAACTCCCAGTCTGTTTCTCGTCGTCCATTCTTAGCCGCCTGTTTTACTGATGCCTGTCGGTTAAAGATACCACGTTCACCTGAACCACTCTCTACCAGTGCCATCCACTCACGCATAAAGCTCAGAGCATCAGGCTTTTCAGTATACGACACAGAGTTGTTAGCCAAGGCACGTTGTGGTTCGTTATTCCACCAGTCACCGCTCTTAGCATAACGCATACGATCATCTGACAAGTTAGACAGACTGATCATAGCACTGCGACGTACACCACCTACAACTACCACCTCACCAATCTTACACATAATGTCGTGACATTCGATACTGGATAGCTTGCGACCCTTAGCCCCAGCAAACTTATTAACAACAAAGTTGAATAGATCAATCAGTGGTGCAGGGCCAGAAGCACGACCACCAAAAGTCTTTAGCTTAGCACCTGCAGGCCGTACCTTAGACACATCCCAACGAGGGATTTCACCACTGTACAGCAGTGCAATAACCTGACGTAGCGCCTTAGCCCAACCCTCTTTACTGTCCTTAACGATTACTGTCGTGTCACTCTTGAACAGGTTCTCAGGAACCTCTGGCAGTTTGCTCACATACTGACGTTCTACAGAGAACCCTACACCAGTGCCACAGAGCAGGATGAACATAGCCTCATCAAAGCTCTTAGGGTCGTCTACAGGCAGGTAAGAGCAGTTATAGCCTGCAGTGTTATCACGAGCTAGAGCAGGCCCAGCGGTCATCATAGCACGCATAGAGGGCATAATCTCTAGGTTCAGGATAGCCTCTTCTATCTCATCCAGAGCAAACTCGTCACGGGTCTTAGGCACCACTACGTTAGACATGTAACGGTATACAGTCTCTTTCCATGTCTCACGTCGATTTTCGTCGTCCAACCACCGAGCATAACGGCTGGTGTGAATAAAGGCTTGGTAGTCAGTGGGCAGGTAGTTGTTCATCGTTTATCTCCAGATCCGCCAAGTGTACCACGTTCCATGCGTCCAAACAGTTTCTCTAAGTTAGCCACAGCTAAGTCTTGCATGTCAATGTTTAGGTCTCGGCACAGGGCAGCAATATACCACAGCACATCACCAAGCTCTGCTGCCAAACCTTCTCGGTCAAAGTTATTATCACGTAGCATCTTCTTGACCTTGTTAGCTACCTCACCAGCCTCACCTGCTAGGCCAAGCGCAGGGTACAGGATCTGATGTGTAGAGTTGTAGATTGCAGTGCGCTGTGCCATCTTCTGGTAGTCATTCATAGTCATAGGCTTGGACTTGTAAACTTCCGAGTAATAGTCCCAAGCCTCTAGGTCGTGTTCATTAATCATTATATCATCCTTCCATAGAATTGTGTCGGGTCAATGTTATTGTCCGTACCATCGAACAAATACCAACAACAGTTGTCCTTACCTACACTCTTACTACCTTCAATCCACTTAACTCTGCCAATGCTAACAACCTTTTTACAGTATGTCATGTAGGAAGCAGACTGTTTAGTGTGCATCCAATCAGCATCGAATAAAAGCCACATAGGCGCTACGTCTATCCAATGCTCTAAGAAGGCATGTAAGAACTTTCGCTCCCACGGGGGGTTAGTGATTATGTACTCAACCATACCATCGGGAAAGTATAGATCAAGTGCATCGTTTGGATATATACCCTCTGCTCGTGGTTCAATGTCAGAGGCAAATACACAGTTAGCATTACCACCAGTCAATTCAGATAAGTGGTTAATCAGTCGGCCATCACCAGCGCAAGGTTCTACAAAATCAAACTGACCATAAGGTAGGTGGTCAACCAGTGGCTCAACAGCTTCGATAGGTGTTGGGTAGTAGTCCCGATCAACCCTTTCAAAGTTACTACGCTTACCCATAAAGTATCCTCTAGTGTAGGGTGTAATCCACTATCTCAGAATGCAGTAGCGTCATAACATCTTCGTTTGATGTTTCTGGGTCTACCAAGCAGAGATTAAGTAAAAGACTATCAGCTATCTCCTGTAGATCTTCTATCTCAATATCCTCTGCATACAAAGCCGATCTTAGGTACAGATAACTTTCAAGGTTCACCGTACATTTCCTTTAGCCTATTAAGAGATACAAACTCTGGTTCATACATACCATTCTGTATCTCTCGCTTAACTATAACACCTTTCCACCATGAACTATTGGCTTGTCCTGCCCAGCTTTCTTCGCCCCCTTTGAAGCAGCCCGCGACCAAGCCGATAAGACCATGAGGATGCGCACCGTCCTTAAAATAAAGGCCACGTTTATGACTGTGACCACAAGTAGAAGAATAGTTCCTATTTTGGAGTAGGGTGTAAGCATGATGAAGGCCAGACATAGCTGTGCCGTAGTTACCGCTACTAAAGTAATGAGCGTATGAGACACCATCGTAATCAGCGATAGAGGGGGCTGAATTGTGGTACTCGTGGTAGTCGTCGAACCAGTCTTTTGTCTGAAGATGGCTAAAGGAAATCCCGTATCTTGATCCCTCAATTCTTGGATCATGGGCGATAGCCTTTTTGATTCGATTTTCATGGTTTCCCTCAAAGCCGATGAAAAAGGGTCGCTTTCTTTTATGGTGGCGGAACTTCCAACGAATACGTTCTTGAGCGTCGTTATAAGTCTCAATATCTTGCTCATAGCTCTGACTACATATAGCTTGTGGATAACGGGTGTCGTAGGTATTCAAAGAGCGCATATCTGCGCCATCACCAAGGTCAACTACATAATCGGGTTTCAGGTCATACAGGAAACTACCAAGCCAATCAAACCGCTCGTTACTTACGGAGGGGTCTGCATGGGCACAACTAAACACTACTGCGGTTTTAGCCATTCGTCGGGTATCCTCTTGTCTGCGTATACAAACCCGTGCTTATCACACCAATCTGCATAGCTGGTCTTAGAGCCTTTCCTTATCTTAGCTCTAGAGTTGCTAAACACAAAACGGATATCTAGGTCGGGGTGCTGCTCTTTTATCCGTAGGTGTTTCTTTCGGTCGTCTGGAACAAACCTACCTTTGGTCTCTACTATGATACCGTTTGGCAGAATAAAGTCAGGGGTGTAGGTTTTATTCTCATGCAAGACCCACTTAATCTTTAGTGACTCGTAAGAATAGTCTACACCCCTTTGCTTTAAGTCCTCTTGGACTGTCTTCTCTAGACCAGACCGATAACCATACTTTATCGCGTGTCTGGTGGTTGCCATAGCTCCCCTTCCTTGCGCCTAAGCCACACTAGCCTAGCATTCTCTAGGGGCCTCACACGGTCCCCATAAGCCTGTACGCACACATCCCACATATCTAACTCAGTACGACAATCTTTAAGCATCTTCTCGGCTGTCTTAGGACCAACTCGTGAAAGACCTATGATGTTGTCGGTGGTGTCACCACTAAGGATTTGTGAGTAGAACTTCTGTAAGCCTTCAAACTCACCTATCTTGGTAAAGTCCTGTTTAGTGATGTTGTAGTGGATACAGGGTACTTGTAGAAAGTCTTTATCTACACTGGCAATGATAGTGTCTTTACCTAGCTCAGTCGCTCGAATTGCTATAGCATCGTCAGCTTCCTCTCCCTCAGTGACCTTTGCGTTGTAGTTAATGATCAAATAGTCCTTACAGAAAGACAAGTGTATAGGTTTTTCTCTGCCCTTACGGTTGCCTTTGTAGTCTGCAGACTTTGCGATCTCGTGACGGAAGTTCCCAGAGCCAGTAAGGTAGACTTCATATGAATTATGATCGATAAAGACTGTAGTATCTTTAAGGATCGTTGACATGATCTCATCTACCTTACTTGCCGCCCTGTCAGGAAAGTCCTTCTGTGATGCAAAAGCAGCCCTATAAGCCACAATGTCACCATCTATAAGAACCTTACCACCCTGCACTGCTGTGAACGCCCCCGTCACTCTTGTGGATTTCAAGGGTATCTACGTAAACATAACCCTCTACGTGAAGCCAGTTATATAGTTTGAAGGCTAGGTCATCTAGGGTGCCATCAGTGTCAAACTCATACGTTCGCTTCTCCTCATAGCCATCTTCTTCAAGAGATGTACTCGACTGCAAGATATACTTAGCCATTCTTATAGCCCCACTGCCATGTCTTCGATCTGCGGTTCGGTAGCCCACTCAGCTAGTTCTAGCACACCAATGTTTAGTAGTCGGACACCAGCACCATTAGAGTAAGTCTCGAACTGCACTCGCGCTCGTGTGCCGTTCCCTAGTGGCCCATCATCTTTAAATGACCATCGGCGCTTGTTCTCTAGACCCTCTCGTAGGTCAATTACGTTAGGGGCACCACCATAGTCTTTGGTGAATTGTTTGCCATAGCGGTCAGTAAAGGTTTTCTCATCCTTTAGCATACGCTTCATCTTCATGTATTTACCGATGCCAAAGGTAGGTTCGCCCTCTAGGATGCGGTCTGAGTTCATTGGCTTTGGATCTAGGCCCTCGTCTAGTAGCTTCTCGATCTGGCTCTCGTCAGTAAAGTAAGCAGAGACGATAAACTGACCGCCTTTATCTGCAACAGAACGGGCGGCTTTAGAACCTGCCGGGTCACCCATGTCTGCATTCTCAGGGAAGACTTTCGCCCATTGTAGAACCATTTCCATATCATACTGCGGCATATTCGGTATCCTTTTGTTGTCGGGGGTAATTATTATTACACACTTAAAGTAGGTAAATGTGACTCCATTTGGAGAAAAAATCTACCCGTTAGTGTATTTCTGCGTAAGTGTTGCCAAACTGCACATCTACACCAAGTTTGACGTTTAATTGCAGGTCGTCGTTCACACGGCGAATGCCATCCTCTAGCTTGTTCTTTGTTACATCTTCCTCACCAACTTTAGTTAAGACGATTACTTCATCGTGGAACTGGCCGATAGTTTGTACGCCCATCTTCCGTATCTCCTTTACCCAGCTATCAAAGCAAAAGACGCCAGTGCCTTGGTTCAGGGTGCTGAAACGATCTTTGTCTGACCGCAGAGAATACCAAAACTTAGACACAGGGTTCTGCAGCCACATATAGCCCCTGCGCTCAATTACACGCAGGTTGCCAGATACAGTCTGTACAGACCAGTTACGCTTCCAGAAGGCATCCAGCAGGGCTTGTGCTTCCTTGCTAGTCATACCAGTTTCACGAGCCAGTTTAGCTGCACCAATGCCGTAGGTGGCGCTGTAGTTAACTACCTTGTAGTTCTTTCGCAGGGCTTTCAGAGACCGTTCCCCAGAGTTGTGCTTATCGATGTCTTCTTGTGTGATCACACCTGCGTGTTTAGCTAGGTCGAGGTGTGGGTCAAAGCCCGGTTGTGACATTTCTTCTACGTAGTCTGGATCTAGTGGCTTCATGTAGTGCCTCTTTGTAGTGTCCTCTAGCGAAGTCATATCGGAACCACACAAAACATAACCGTCTGGGCAGGTTAGTACGCCCCTGATCTGTTTACCGTATGGCCGATCAATCGATGGCAAGTTGACCAATGGCTTTGCGTGACGAAAGCGGAGGGTGTTAGTGAGCCCAGCAACAGTTGCCTGCAGGTATCCTCCACGTTCCTCGTTAAGCAGTGACTTGAGTACTCCAATACGATGAGTAAGAACACTGAGGCCATCAAGCAGACCAATATTGGGTTCCTTATCCACCAGTTCTGCAACCGAAGGGCATAGCTCTCCGTCTCTTCTGACTTGAGGTACATTCTTTTCCTCCCCCGTTTTCTTATTACGGAGAAACTTAAATGTACGAGGTTCCCAGCCCAGTTTGTACAGCCACTCCTTTAGTTGTATGTCTGAACTTGGGTTACCCTGCGTCTTACTATGCACAACATCAATGTAGTTTACGTCAGGATAAACGCGGTATTCCGCACAATAATCAAACCACTTTTCCGCAGCTACAGTCGTTTCTCCGTTAGCTTTATACATTTTCTCGGGCCGGGTAACACGTCTCATCTTAACAACAGGCGGCATAACTTGAGCCAGTTGACGGGTCTTTTCTTCCTTCAGGGCCTCCCATTCTGTCAAGTATTGCTGGGCTTTCTCTACATCTAATTTCCACCGTAGGGTCTCTTGCTCACGGGCACAATCTAGCTTGAACGACAGGTAATCAATCATACGTTCCTTATCGCTCTCATCGTCGTAAATCTCGTCCATTTTGATCATCAAATCCCGATACAAACGAGTGTTGATCTTAACGTCCTCAGTGCAACGGTGGGCATACTCTTCATACGTCAGGCTGTCCCAGTCCTCAATTACTGGCTTTGGTACTCCATAGTCCTCACCGTAGCCCTCAAGGCCATGCTTGGGTCGATCATGGTTTAGATACCACGACAAAGCTAGGGTGTCGATTAGACGGGCCTTAACCTTGATGCCAAGGATATTTTCCACTGCGGGGATATCGAAGCGTATAATGTTGTGGCCTACCAGAACATCAGATTGTTCAAAGAAAAGACGCATTGCATCATAGTCACCTGTGTGGTGTACCTCACCATCTTTTCCTGTCCACGCCAGAACATGGATCTTGGTCATATCTTCCAAAAGACCGTCGGTTTCGATATCGAATACTGTCATTATACTTTCTCCCAAACACTTATAGAAGTCCCCCACTTACCTATAACTTTATCCCCTGAATTTTTTATGTACCCCTCTTTTTTTAGTTCAGATATACGAGGTTTAACAGAAATCTCTGCTTTATTTAATAAGTTTGCCACTTGTTCTGCTGTTAGCCTACCATGTTTATCAAAAAGGTCAGCTACTTTTTGCCTAAGAGTTAACTTACCCTCAGTATTAAAATCAGCAGCAGCTTTACTTGACCCGTTGTCTTGGTAGCCAATTCCATTTTTGTTATACATTATAACACCTCTCGTAATGTGAACGTATCATAGTTGAACCGCATCTTGCCAGCAGGGCCTTCCTGAGAACAGGGACGGTTTTTCTCTACCTTGAGATAGGTGGTGTTGCGATCTTCAACGCTGTCAGCTTCTTTGTCCCGGCTAAGGTCAATGATTACGCTGGCCCGCTGTCCAATCATCTTGCAGTATTTAGGGTCTCCGTTCTCGTTTGTGTGTGCAATGGTGACAATGCCAACGTTAAGGTCTGCAGCCATCTTAGACAGACGTACAGATAAGTCTGCAAGTTGTTGTTCTTTGCTCTCCTCTGTTGACCCTGTAACTACATCCTGTATAGGTTCAAAAAAGACATACTTACAACCACAGGCTTGACTAAAGAACCGGATTTGGTCGCATAACTCGTCAGCACCTTGGCCATCCTCTAAGAAGAATTGATACAGGTTATTGTCTTTGGTTAAAGATGCAATGGCATTTTCCACAAGATCATTAGCTTGTTTCTGTTCGATCAGATCCATGCGTGTCAGGTTGTCTTTTACTTCATACGACACAAGACCAAGGATAGAGCGCAGCTTTGTTTCTTCTAGGTGCCACGTAGCAATAGGGATATCTTTCTTCAGTAGTGTGTACTCAAGGTAGCGCATCACTTCAGTCTTACCGATACCTGTAGGTGCCTTGATTACAGTAAAGTGACCCTGCATGAGACCTAAGATCTTAGCGTCCAGTTCGTTGATGCCAGTAGGTACATACTGATGCTCAGGTGTGTTCTTGTAAAGCTCCATGAACTCCTCTGTGGTGTTCAGGACGTTGTTTGGTGTGTACTTCTTAGCATTGTACCACGCAGCAATAAACTCTTTGGCTGCATTGTTTGTCAGGAACTCATTTGCATCTTTGTACCTATCATGGGGCACCCTAAAGACCTTATTAGGGAATAGCTTGGCGATCTTGTCAGCTATCGCATTACCTGCATCATCGTTATCTACAGATAAAATGATCTTCTGGAAGCTATCAAAGTACTCCTTAGACTTTTCCCACAGACCCTTCGATGGTGTTGCTGATGGCAACGAAACCACAGGATAAATTTGAGTAGGGTTCTTGTCTGCCAGCATCTGATACACAGACATGGCATCAAGCTCACCTTCAGTAATCGTCAGAACAGACGAACAACCAGCAGTAAACCTATCCATCCCAAACAGTTCATCTGTAGGGAAGCCCTTTGTAGTGTGGAAGTTCTTCTCCTTAAGATTACGCATCTTTTTTCCACCGGAGGGGTAGGTGTATACTTGGTAACCCTTATCCTTTGTGGTGGTTACATTATACACTTCCATCGTGCGCACAGAGACACCACGATGAGCAACATAATCACTTTGAGTACCGTCTAACTTAGCCTCATCTACAAAAACCCGCTGCCCGTTAGCTACAGGATACTTCTCTGCAGCCCAAGCATGAACCTTAGACTTTGATGGGTATTGAGTATTACAACTAAAACAACGACCAAAGCCACGAGTATTGTAGCTGAACCCATCACTGCTACCACAATCAACATAAGGGCACGGCTGGTGCGTTAAATTCTGATGTTCCACAGTAGTCTGTTCCATATGACCTCTATTTAGCTAGACGACCTACCAATAGCGGACTGCGAAAGGGGGTACAATAGTTAATACACACTTAACACGACCCTATGTGACAGCCCAAAATAAGATTTATCGTCACTGTTGTATTTTTGTCACAGCTTCTTTCAGCTTACCTATGATCCTAGATTCACGCTTTGCGATACCAGTTCTATCCAACCCAAAAAAGCCTGCGCATTCCTCTTGGCTCATGCCTTCAACGTATCGCATATACAAAAGCAGGTTCTGGTCTGGCGTCAACAAGTCTCGTAGCATCTGGTTAAACTCCCTTGCCCGCTCTTTCTCAAGATAAGCCTCTTCTGTTGATATCTCTACATTACCATTCTCATAACTTCCCTCTACCCTCTCCGCTTTGAATATTGATCTTAAGTGCTCCACGGTCTCTGGGCTATATGAGGAATCTATTTCAGCATCCTTGTCTCTAGCAATAGTCCTAGCAACGTCAGAGGCAGGCACAGTGACGGGTAGGCTGTCTATGTTCAGGTAGTCGTGCATACGTCCGTTAGCTACCCTGTAGAGCCTCTGTGTGAGGGCCATAGGGTCTTTCTCTAGGTATTCGAGTACTGCAAGTACACCTTCCGATACCAGATCTTCATACTCGTTGTAGTTTCTGTACTTGTAAGCAAGAGAACGACACATTCTAGTGATGTCATCAATATTCATCCTCGTCCCTATCTATATCTTTTTTAGCTAAGATAAGAGCAATCCATTCCACACTGTCTACACGGTCATACAACTTATTGACACGCCATATGAGCCACACAGAGGCCGCTAGAGAGGCGACAAGCAGTATTGGGGTAAGGTTACTCATATCCATTGGCTTTAGCCCTCTCTGCGGCTCTCTGGCGCTCTTCATCTGTCATTGGCCGGATGTCTTTGAGTGGCCCATTGTTCTCACCGTAGAACCCATACTCATCAAAACTGAATGCTGCAGCTTTCTCACGGAACCAATCATCTGACAGTGGGGTTCGACCTTCTGGGAGTTTAGCTTCTGGCTCTTCTTCTTCTGGTGGCACGTGAGAAAGAATCCAGTCATACACATCATTAATGTCCATCTTAGCTGCAGCACAGTGCATGATAAACTTGATGCCCTCTTCTATTAGCATCGCCTGAGCGTAGCCATCCATGTGTAGCTGGTAGGTAGCACTACCATCCTCATGCTCTTGGACACTCTCTACTCCGATAACTCCCGGTCTGTCACGCATTGTCCTTGTCCTCCTGTAAAGTAGCCCCAAAGTATTCTAGCAAGCGTTTAGCTGCGTGTAGGTCTGCGGTAAGCTCCGCATAATCTGCCCACATTCCGTCTGTAATCTCCGCACGATCTTTAATCTCCCACATCTCTTCAAGTGTCCATTGAACCACCTGACGTAGCCTTACGATACATACGCTGTCGATCAGGTCTAGGAAAGCATCGCCTTTGTTCTCCATCTCCTCGAAGATGTCCGCCCACATCTTGTTTGTATACTCAAAGTTCATCACTTCTCTCCTTCCAATAGAGCTTGCCACGACACAGGGAACAACTCACCCATCTTCTCACTGATCTGATCAGCCAGTAGGCGGCTCTCATACTGTGTGTCAGGGGCACAGCGTAAGACACACATGGCAGCAAAGGCATCGAGGCTACCGCTCCATATGAACTCAGTCATCAATGACTGTGGAAGTATCATGCGTGCCATCTCAGGTGCTACACCACAACCCAACAAGTATTCGTAGTCTCGCAGGGTGGCTTTGCACATAGCCTTTACTAGCCCTGTCGATACTTCAACAGTACCTTCAGATCCCTGCTTCTTATCAGCACTACGGCCACGCCACACGTCAGGTACATAGAACTCAATGTTATCATCCACATATCTACGGCTGATGGTATTTACCCTGAGAAATTTATGCTTAACAAGCTGAGCATGTACGAACAACGGACACTTGACATGAAAGGATGCAAAGGCATGACCGAAGGGTGACAGGTGCTTGTGCTTGGCTAGGTAACGGATCAGCTTAGTGTCACGGTCAGAGAGTTTCATGTTTTGCTGTTGTATTGCAATGTGACATGAGCTGCACACCCACAAATTTACTATATCACTCTTTTTGACAGCACTTTCTCCGCAGTTGAAGCATTTCTTACTAAAAGAACTCCCCTTTCCAAAGGATACCCGTGCAGCGTTCACAACAGACAGGTCACTGCCCATGTGGTCGATGTATGTT